GCATCGACCTCTACGAGACGATTCTGCGCGGCAGCACGCCGCGGCAGATGTACGACGCCGAGCGCGAGCTTGAGCGGCAACTGTCCAGGAAACCCCACCCCGAGAAGGAAACCGCATGAAAGACACCCGAGACACCATGGAAAGCCGCTTGGCCGGCATCGTCGAGAGAGCCGCCACCAACGGCAAGGGCCTGGCCGTGGCGATGCCCGCCGGCATTGTCGGGGGCAGATTCGGAGCCGCCCCGGCAGCCCCTGAAACCGCCCAGGCCAGCCCGGTCGAAGCCCCGACGGGTGACGCGAATGCGCTGAATGCCCTGGTCCACAAGATCGCCGGAGCCCTGACCGGCGCCGACATGGACCACGCCATCACCGCGCTGGTGTCGCTGGCCGTTACCTACGCCCGCTCGCCCGAGGCCCCGCCGGAACTGCGCGTGGCCACCGCCGAGCGCCTGCTGTTGGCCGTGGAGGCGGTGAGCGAGGCCTACGAACAGGAGATTGCCCGCGGGATTCAGGCTGTGAGCGAGGCCGGCTGGGTGCCGATGAAGTTGCAATCAGAGGGGGAGGGCGAATGATGCAGCATCTGAACTATTGCCGGCAAGCCATTGCGTCATTGCGCCGCGACTTCCCCGATGAGCGCAGAGGTTCCATTGCTCGGATGCTTGTAGCGAGCAGCAAGTTCTTGTTGCCAGAGGGCGGCTTTTTGCTTGAAGACCGCGATCTGCGCGGCTTATCTGACTCGCCAGTCAAACTTCCCTTCCCGGTGGTGGCCCTTGAATGGTTCACGCCTCAGGGATTCGTTCCGCCGTGGGGCATACCTGCCAGGTCGTCAAGTCGGCATGTCCTGCTTTGTCGGCAAGTAGATGAAGACATCGTTTGCACGTCCATCGTGGAAATTAACAAGGTTTGGTATGAATGGGGAGATGTGATGCTGCACACGGATGGCGGCTTCACAACTGGCGAAGGTGGAATGAAAGTCCTGGCCTCGGCGTCGATTGACGGCGAAGAGTTCTCCAGTGCCCAGTTTGAGGCGGCACCGCTGCTTGGTCTTCTTAATGCCCTTGCGTGCTCAAACGTGAAGACTGAAAGAAGCGAGGCGAAGAGGACGCACAAGGCGATGCGAAAGTATGGAGCTTTGCCATTCGACGATTACCACGTCCTCACCATCAGCGTTGCCGGCCGGGCGCAGCGTGATGGAGTGGCCGATGGCTCACATCGTAGCCCCCGCGAGCATTTGCGCAGAGGACACATTCGGCGGCTACAGGACGGAAGGAAGTTGTGGGTGAACGCCACTGTGGTGAACCCTGGTGTCGGTGGCAAGGTGACAAAGGACTATCGCCTGGAGGCTGCGCCCGCCTGAAAAGGAAAAACCCCGGGGACCGTCTCCACCCGGGGCCTTTCACATTCTGACACTCAACACCCAGGATGATACGAAAGGACCAGGAACATGGCAACTGACACCACCCAAGACACGATCCAGCGGACATCGCGCCAGCAGGTGCTGCAGGCCATCCGCGACCTGCGCGCAGCCCACCGGCAGGCCTCCCGCCAGGCCATCGCCGATGTGTTGGGCGTGAAGCTGTCCATCGTCGACGAGCATGTGAAGAACCTGAAGGACGAGGGCCTGATCACCGTCGTCATCGCCGGCATCTTCGAGGCCGTGGACACCCGGCCAGACCGGGCAGTCTCCGGCACCTGGACCGAAAACGACTTCGGCACGGTCTTCAAGCTGGAGGTCGGGGACCACTGCCTGGAACTCACCCCGTGGGAAACCCGGCAGGTGGCGCTGCTGACCAGCGGCGTCCTGGCCGTTGGGCGGTGAGCCCCCTCACCCCCCGTAAGGAATGACCCCGCCGCCCCATCCGGGGACCATCGGCGACCATGCCAAAGTCCAAGAAGGCGCCCCCAGGCAAGACCAAGCCCGGGCAGCGCAAGGTTTCCGTTGAGCAGCGCCGCGCGCTGTTCATCGAGGCATTTTTGTCAAACGGTGAAAACGCCACGCAAGCCGCTCTGGCTGCGGGTTTCAGCGCTTCGTCGGCTGCATCTCAGGGCAGCCGGCTGTTGAAAAATGACAAGGTTTCGCAAGAAATTGCAAGGCGCAGGTCCGAAGTCCTCGAATCGGCTGAACTGACAACCGAGGGCGTGCTGCGCAGCCTGCGCCAGGCGCTGTTCTTCGACCCCCGGAAGTTGTACCGGGAAGACGGAAGCCTCAAGCCCATCACCGAACTGGACGACGACACCGCGCAGGCTCTGTCCGGCTTCGAGGTGCTGGAAGAGTACGCCGGCCGCGGCGAAGACCGCGCGCTGGTCGGATTCACGAAGAAGGTGAAGTGGCTGGACAAGAACGCTGCGCGCGAGCAGGCAGCCAAGGTGCTCGGCCTGTACGCCCGCGACAACCACCAGAAGACAGACCCGCTGGCCGCCCTGATCCAGCAGTTGGGCCGCACTTCCCCGCCCATCGTGGCGCGTGACCCCGACCACAAATGAGCCGAGTCCCGACCCGCAACGAGGAATTGGCCCTGCTGCTGGCCGACCCAATGTGGCGGCTGGACAACCTGTATTGGATCCTGGTCAAGAACGAGGGCGACGAGGGATCGGGCAAGAAGGTGCTGTTCAAGATGAACGCGGCCCAACGCCGGTTCATCGAGCGGCTGTGGCACAGGAATCTGATCCTCAAGGCCCGGCAGCTGGGTTTCACCACCCTGGTGTCCATCCTGTGGCTGGACTACGCGCTGTTCAACCCCGACGTGCGCTGCGGGATCATCGCCCAGGACAAGGAGGCGGCAGAACTGATCTTCCGGGACAAGGTCAAGTTCGCCTACGAGAACCTGCCCGAGGCGTTGCGTGCCGCCATGCCGCTGGCCAGGGACAGCGCCAGCGAACTGCTGTTCGCCCACAACAACAGCAGCATCCGCGTGGCCACCTCGATGCGTTCGGGGACCATTGACCGCCTCCATGTGTCGGAGTTCGGGAAGATCTGCGCGAAGTACCCCGACAAGGCCAATGAGGTCGAGACCGGATCTCTGCCGGCCGTGCCTGACACCGGCATCGTGGTGATCGAGTCCACCGCGGAGGGCCGCGATGGGCAGTTCTACGCGATGACGCAGCGCGCCCAGGCGCAGCACCAGGAGCGCCGGCCGCTCACCCCCAAGGACTTCCGCTTCCACTTCTATGCGTGGTGGCAGGCGCCCGAGTACCGGCTCGAAGCGGCGACGGTCCCGCTCAGCGAGAAGGACCACGAATACTTCGACCAGATCGAGGCGACGATTGGCACCAGGATCGACCCTGACCAGCGCGCCTGGTACGTCAACACCCGGGAATCTGTGTTCTCTGGGGCCGACGAAAAGATGTGGCAGGAGTACCCGTCGACGCCAGAAGAGGCCTTCCAGGTCTCAACGGCCGGCTCCTACTACGCCAAGGACATGGCGGCCCTGCGCAAGCGCGGCGGGATCATGCGCGTGCCCGTGCTAGACCTGCCGGTGAACACCTTCTGGGACATCGGCAACAGCGACGGGTGTGCCATCTGGTTTCACCAGGAGCTGCGCGGCGAAGACCGTTTCATCGGCTACTACGAGGCCCACGGAGAGACGCTGGCGCACTACGCCGCCGAGCTTCAGCGCCGCGGCTACCTCTACAACAAGCACTTCCTGCCTCACGACGCGGCCCACAAGCGCCTATCGGACACGAACCGCTCGACCGAGGAAATGCTGCACTCGCTTGGCGTGCGCAACACCGTCATCGTGCCCATCATCACGCAGCTTTCCGCAGGCGTTCACATGGTCCGCAAGCACCTGAAGGCCGCCTACTTCGACGAAGAGGGTACGAAGGAAGGCGTTGCGCGCATCGACGGCTACCGCAAGAAGTTCAGCCAGGCGCAGGGCCGCTACATCGACGAGCCCGACAAGTCCAACGGCTGCAGCGAAGGCGCCGACGCGCTCCGGCAATGGGCGCAGGCGCGCGAGGGCGGACTCATCACCGAAGCCGGCCTGCCCTCCTACGACGAAGCACCACCCCCACCCCCTGACTGGCGACTCTGACCATGATCCACTCCCTGAGCCCAGCCACCGTTCAAGAGCGCGCGACCGACTCGGCCGATCCGGTGCCCACCGGCGGAATCACGCTGAGCGAGTTCCACAACTTCCTCGTCGAGATCCAGAACCAGCCGGCGTGGAGAGCCAAAGCCGACAAGGAGATGGACTACGTGGACGGCAACCAGCTGGACTCCGAGATCCTGCGCCGCCAGGAACAACTGGGCATCCCGCCGGCCATCGAGCCCCTGATTGGCCCGGCCATCGACGCCGTGCTGGGCTTCGAGGCCAAGACCCGCACCGACTGGCGCCTGACCAGCGACAACGACGCCTCGGGCGACGAAGTGGCCCGCGCCCTGAACTACAAGCTCACCCAGGCCGAGCGGCAATCCGGCGCCGACCGCGCGTGCTCGGACGCCTTCAAGCCCCAGGCCAGCGTCGGCATGGGCTGGGTCGAGGTGGCGCGCGAGAGCAACCCGTTCAAGTTCCCGTACCGCTGCAAGGCGGTGCACCGCAACGAGATCTTCTGGGACTGGCTGGCCAAGGAGCCCGACCTGTCGGACGCGCGCTACTTGATTCGCCGCCGGTGGACGGACCTGGCCCAGGCCATCCTGAAGTTCCCGGAGAAGGCCAACCTCATCCGCTCGGCCGGCACGAACGGGCAGTGGACGACGATGCTGGAGACCGACCTCGACGGCGGGGCATCTACCGGGCTGGCCAACAGCTGGGACCATACCCGCGGCTGGAGCATTGAGGAACAGGAATGGCGGGATGCCGAACGCGCCCGGGTGTGCCTGTTCGAGGTCTGGTATCGCCGCTGGGTGCAGGCCGTGGTCATCAAGACGCCCGACGGCCGCGTGGTGGAGTACGACAAGACCAACCCGCTGCATGTGGCCGCCGTTGCATCGCGCGCCGCCAAGCCGCAGCGCGTGGTGATCGCCCGCATGCGCCGCGCCTACTGGCTCGGCCCGTTCTGCCTGAGCGACGAGCCCACCCCGTACCGCCATGACGATTTCCCGTACGTGCCGTTCTGGGGCAAGCGCGAGGACCGCACCAACGTGCCCTATGGCGCCGTGCGCGGGATGATGTTCCTGCAGGACAACGTGAACAGCGCCATCTCCAAGATCCGCTGGGGCCTGTCCGCCACACGCGTGGAGAGAACCAAGGGCGCCGTGCTGATGAGGGACGACAAGTTCCGCGACATGGTTGCCCGACCGGACGCGGACATCATCCTCGACGCCGAGCACATGAAGCACCCCGGCGCCCGGTTCGACGTGAAGCGCGACTGGCAGCTGAACGAGCAGCAATACAAGATGCTGGGCGACTCACGCATGGGCATCCAGCGCGCCAGCGGCATCACGGCCGGCTTCCAGGGCCAGCAAGGCAGCGCCCGCTCAGGCGTGCAGGAGAGCACCCAGATCGAGCAGACCACGCAGCAGTTGGCCGACATGATGGACAACTTCAAGTTCGGCCGCACGAAGGTGGGCGAGCTCCTGCTGTCCCTGATCATCGAGGACAGCATCGGCAAGCAGGAAGAGGTGCTGGTGCGCGGCAACGCCATCCGCCAGGACACCACGATCATGCTCAACGTGCCCGCGGTGGACCCGGACACGGGCATCAAGTACCTGGACAACGACGTCGAGCGCATCCGCCTGAAGGTGGCGCTGGACGACGTTCCGAGCACGCCCAGCTTCCGGGCCCAGCAGCTGCAGGCCATGTCCGAGGCGTTCAAGGCGATGCCGCCGGAGTACCAGGCCATCGCGCTGCCGCACCTGCTGAACCTGATGGATGTGCCCGACAAGGACGACATCATCAAGGCGATCCAGGAAGCCCAGGGCCGCGAGTCGCCCGAGCAGATCCAGCAGCGCATCGACAAGGCCGTCGAGGATGCCCTGGTGAAGGCGCAGCACGACCTCAAGAGCCGCGAACTGGACCTGAAGTACAACCCCGAGCGCGAGCGCGCCGAGATCCGCAAGCTGGTGGCCGACACCATGCTGACCACGATCCAGGCAGCTTTCTCCGCGATGCAGGCCGCCGGCCAGATCACGGCCGTCCCCGCCATCGCGCCGATTGCGGATCACGTCATGGCCAACGTCGGCGGGTTCCAGCCCCCGACGCCGGCCGGCGTGGATCCTGAGTTTCCGGTGCCCGCCCAGCCGGTGCAGCCTCCACCGCTGGCGCAGAACACCAGCCCCAACTTCCCCGCCCGTGCCGACACCGGCATGGACGGCATCGAAACGCAGAGCCTGGCCGACAACCAGCCGGCGCGCACCCCCCCGTAAGGATTTGCCGCGCGTGCATTCGCTCGGACCATCCGGGCACGGTCCCGAAAGGGGCTGAGGCGGGCCGGCAACGGCCCATTCCACGAGCTCCCTCGCGCGGCCCGGCGACAAGGGCAGGGAATCAAGTGACCACACAGACGCAAGCTGAGTTTTTCCAGGCACACGCGGTCAACGACCAGTTGACCCCGGAGCAGATGGCGGAGATGTTGAATCTCCCCGAGGGCGATATTTCCATCATCGGCAACGATGAGGACGGCAGCGCTTCGCCCGACGCTGCATCTGCACCTGCGGCCCCCGCGCCGGCAGAGCCTTCCGCGAAGGTTGAACCTCCCGCTCCGTCTCCGGCCGCGGCCCCCGTGCTGCTGGCGAAGGATGGTGTCCACACCATCCCCTACGAGACTCTGGAGCAGACCCGCCTGCAAGCCCAGCAGGCCCAGGAAGAAGCCGCCAGGCTGCGCGCCGAGAACGAAGCCCTCAAGGCCAAGACCTCGACGCCGGCCCCGACGCCCGAGCCCGCTGCCCCCGCAGTGGACGCGGACCTGTTCGGCGACTACTCCGAAGCCGCGATGGCGCAGGGTGTCTCCAAGCTGGTTGCGCAAGCCGTGGCCCCGCTACTCAAGGAAGTCGAGAGCCTGAAAGGGCAACTCGGCCAAGCGGAGAAGCAGGCCGAGGTGGACGCTGCAACGGCCCACTGGAGCGCCCTCTACAAGGCGCACCCCGATCTGGACTCGATCACGCAGAGCAAGGAATTGCAGGCGTGGATCGCGTCCAAGCCTCGCCTGGAGCAGAAGGTGCTGAACCTGACGCTGCAGGACGGCGAGACAGGCGAGATCGTGGAGATGTTCGACCGCTACAAGCAGGAAACCGGGATCACTCAGCGCCCGGCCGCCACGACGCCCAACAAGGCGACGAGCGCGGCCGACGCGGCAGCGAGAGCCGCCGCAGAAGCCGTCGCCGCAGCGCGTACCAAGCCGCCCACCAGCCTGTCGGAAATCCCGGCGGGCACGGCGGCCCATCACGACCCTGCGGCGGCACTACTTGAGATGACGCCCACAGCGGCCATGGGTGTGTTCGAGGGCAAGACCCCCGAGCAGATCAATGCGCTGCTGAACAAGGTTCTGTAAGCCAGGACCGGGCACCCCTTCAGGAGTTCCGAACATGCCCACCAACATCCCCTACGGCAGCGCGCAGGCCATCACCCTGCAGTCCGCCGGCCTGTTCGCTGCCAACATGCAGCGCAACACGACCCTCAACCGCCTGACCGGCATGCTGCCCCAGCAGTCTGCCGCCGAGGGCACCATCCGCCGACAGTCCAAGAGCGAGATGCCCATCGTCCGCTGCATGGACCTGACGAAGGTCGCCGGTGAGGAAATCACCTTCGACCTGATCAACCCCATGGGCGGCATCCCGATCATGGGCAGCGAGTACGCCGAAGGCCGCGGCGCCGCCATGAGCTTCAGCCAGGACCGGCTGCGCATCAACCAGGCGCGGTTCCCGATCTCGGCCGGCGACACCATGAGCCAGCAGCGCACCCCGCACCAGCTGCGCAACCTGGGCCGGGCGCTCGGGCAGTCCTTCATGGACCGCCTGAACGACCAGCAGATCCTGGTGCACATGGCCGGCGCCCGCGGCTTCCACAACAACATCGAGTGGGCCGTCCCGCTGGCCAGCCACGCCAAGTTCTCCAGCGTCATGGTGAACACGGTGAAGGCGCCGACGAAGAACCGGCACTTCATGTCCACCGGCTCCGGCATCGAGCCCATCGCCGCCTCGGGCAACGAGATCACCATCGCCACGACCGACGTGATGAACGCCGACGTGGTGGACGCGATCCGCACCTACGTGGACACGATGCCGCTGCCCCCGCCCCCGGTGGTGTTCGACGGCGACAAGATGGCCGCCGATGCGCCGCTGCGCGTGCTGCTGGTTTCCAGCGAGCAGTACACCAGCTTCGTGCAGTCGACCAACTTCCGCACGCTGCAGGCCAATGCCATGTCGCGCGCCTCCCAGGCCGGACAGCACCCCATCTTCATGGGCGAGGCGGGCCTGTGGAACGGCATCCTCATCGTGAAGATGCCCAAGCCGATCCGCTTCTACGCGGGCAACAGCCTGCGCTGGTGCGCCAGCTACACCAGCGAGACGGAAACCACCACCGACCTGGTGCCCGCCTCGTTCGGCACCACCTACGCGGTGGACCGCGCCATCCTGCTGGGTGGCCAGGCGCTGGCGGAAGCCTGGGGCCGTCACAACAAGTCCGGCGCCCCGTACTTCTGGTCCGAGAAGGAACTGGACCACGGCGACAAGCTGGAACTGCTGATCGGCATGATCTCGGGCCGCTCCAAGGTGCGGTTCCTGATCGACCACGGCGAGCAGCAGCAGTACACCGACGCCGGTGTCATGGCCATCGACACGGTGGTGCGGATCGCCGGCCAGTAATCGGCGCGCGGCGGGCTTCGGCCCGCTGCCTGCCTCAACCCCTCACCCAGGAGAAATTTCATGGCAACCATCACCAAGAAGAAGGTGCTCACCCTGCCGGGCTTCGGCGGTGTGCCCTACGGCAACAACACGGTGCGCGAGTACAGCTTCGAGACGAACAGCTCGGGCGTCTACGTGGACAGCGACACCACCACCGCGGTGGCCAACGGCGACAAGGTGCGCGTCGGCGTGTTGAGCGCCGGCATGCGCCTGCACGACGCCCTGGCCATCGTCTCGGACGCCTTCCGCGCCTCTTCGACGGCGAAGATCGGCTTCGAGTACGTGGACGGCGTGGACAGCAGCGACGTTCCGCAGGACGACGACTACTTCTTCGCCGCCCTGGCGCTGGACGCGGCCGGCCGCACGCGCGCCGCCAACACCGGCGTGCGCCCTGTGACCCTGCCGAAGGACGCCTACCTCATCGTGACCAACGGTGGCGGCAACGCGCAGAACACGGCAGGCCAGCTGGACCTGCTGGTGTTCGGCGAGATGGTCGGCCCGGCCTGATCCAGGCCACGGCCAAAGGGGAGGCCTGAACAGGGCTTCCCCTTCCTCTCGCATCCCTTCCACCCCGGAGACACGAACCCATGAACCGAGTGCTGATCGCTGGCATCGTGAACAACCTGAGCGCCGCGCTGGCCGCCTGCATCGCAGAGCCCGATGCAACCCAGATCCCCAACTGGGGCGAGGCCGGCAAGGACTGGCGCGAGTTCGTGATGCAGGAGGTCGACAAGAAGCTGGCCAACCCCGACGCCACGCCGGCCGACCAGCACGCCGAATGGCTGGCGCGCATGCTGTCCGAAGGCTGGACCTACGGCGAGGTGCGCAACCCCGAGGCGAAGCATCACCCGCTGGTGCTGCCGTGGGAGGAACTGCCCATCGCCCACCGAATGAAGAACACGGCCATTCACGCGCTGATCCTCGAACTGCGCAACGTGCCCGACGCGCCTTCGACCACCGCGGGCGAACCGCTGGCGCCGGCCGCCGCCGCAGTCATCCCGGCCGCCCCCGTGCGGGTGCCCGGCCAGCACGTCCCGGTGAAGTACATCGGCAAGCGTCCCGAGTACAAGGACGGCACCTACCAGACCGGCATCGTCTGGAAGCAGGGCGAAACCAAGCCCGTGCCCGCCGAAAAGGCCCGGCTGATGCTGATGCACCGCGACGTGTACGCCGAGGGCGCGCTGGCCGACATCGCCACCCAGGCCGCGGCGCCGGCTGCCCCGGCCAAGCCCAAGGACATGGACGAAGAAGGGCTGCAGGACACCCGCGACCGCATCAACCAGATGACGAAGCAGGCCCTGGCCGACTTCGCCAAGACCAATTTCCAGCAGGATCTGGACGCCGGCCCGAAGGTCAAGGTGGCCGATCTGCGCGCCCGGGTGACGCAGCTGGTTGATCAGTACGGGCTGCCGGCGTGACCCTCGCCCAACTCGTCGCCCTATTCCGCAGCGATGTGGACGATACCCTCGAGACCTACCTGTTCTCGGATGCGGATGTCGTGAAGTGGCTGAACGAGGCCGAGGAAGAGGCCGCCCTGCGCGCGAACCTGCTGTTCGACGCCACCACATCCGATATCTGCGAGATCGCAGTCACGGCCGGCACCAGTCTCTACGCACTGGATCCGCGCGTGTTCGTCATCGAGCGCGCTTCGTTCCTGGCCACGGACGAGGACGCGGAAAACGCCATCGTGCTGGACCTGCGTGACCGACTTTCCGTGGACCGCACCCGGCCCTCCTGGCGCACCACCGAAATGGAGCCGGTGGAACTGATCGTGGACGAAGCCAAGGTGCAGCTGGCCTGCCTGCCCGCGTCGAGCGGCACGCTGTCGCTGGAGGTCTACCGCGCCCCGCTGGCTCCAATGGTCCTGGGCGACGACCCCGTATCCCCCGAGATCGCACCGCTGCACCACCGCCACCTGGTCGAGTGGGCGAAGCACCGCGCCTTCAGCCGGCCGGACACGGAGGTCTTCGACCCCAAGCGCGCGGAGGCCGCCGAATCCACGTTCACCAAGAAGTTCGGCCTGCGACCGGATGCCGACATGCGCCGGGCCGCCTACGAAGACCAGCAGCACCGCACAAGGGCATGGGTGTGACCATGGCCATGCCCACCGTTGACCGCTTTCTCGGCCTGAACAACACCCAGGACCCCATCGCCCTGGGCCTGTCCTGGCTGACCACGGCCAACAACGTGGACGTGACCGACGCCGGCAACCTCCAACTGCGCACCGGCTACACCCGGGCCATGGCCGCCACGCCCAGCGGCGCCTATGCCACCCTGGACGAGCAGCGAATGTATCTGGTGGACGCCGGCACCCTCAAGGCCATGAACGCCAACGGCACCAGCGCCGTGACGCTGGCCACCGGACTCAGCCGCGATCCCGTGTCCTGGGCCGAGATCAACGGGCAGGTCTTCTACTCCAACGGCACGGACAGCGGCATCATCGCCGCCGACAACGAGGTCATGCCCTGGGCCTGGGATGTGCCCGCGGCACCCACGCTGGCCGCCGTGACCGGCAACCTCGACCCGGGCCTGTACCGCGCCTGCATCACCCATCGCCTGCCCGACGGCCGCGAGACCGGCCCGAGCGACGTGGTGGAACTCGAAATTGCCGAAGGCCAGGCCCTGCAGGTCTCCGGCATCGAGCAGGTGGCCGGCCAGACCACGCACGTCTACATCGCCCCGGCCAACAGCACGGTATTCCAGCGCGCCGGATCGCCCGGCGTGAGCGCCATCGTCTGGAACGCCTCGCCCGACAACCTCGGCGTGGACCTGGAGACGTTCGGCATGGATCCCCTGCCGCCCGGGTGCGACGTGATCGCGGCATGGCGCGGCCGGCTGGTGGCGGCGAAGTACGACCCGGCGGCCGACGCCTCGGCGGTGTGGCTGTCGCAGCCGCTGGGCTTCCACCTGTTCGACCTGGAGGCCGACATGGTCATGGTCCCGGGCCGCGTGCTGATGCTGGCCCCGCAGGACGCCGGGCTGGTCATCGGCACCGAGAACGCCATCCTCGCCTACAGCACCGAAGGCCTGGCCGAACTGGCGCCCTACGGCGTGGTGGCTGGCCAGCACTGGAGCCCGGACGACGACAACACCGTGGTCTTCTGGTCACAGCGCGGCATCTGCCGGGCGCTGCCCTTCGCCAACCTCACCCAGCAGTACGCCAGTGTCGCGCCCGGCGTGCACGCTGGCGGCGCAGTGGTCCGCATGGGCGGCCAGCGGCGCTACATCGTTTCCATCCAGCAAGGCGGCAGCGCCTTCAATTCAACCTGAAAGGTAACACCAAATGACGATACGCCTCTCGACAGGATTGCGGAATGCGCTGGCTCAAGGCCTCGGCTTCGCCGGCGCCTTCAACCGCTGCTCGATCAACATCTACAGCGGCTCGCAACCGGCTTCCGCCGATGCGGCTGTGACCGGCACCCTGCTGGGCACCGTGACGGCATCGTCCGGCGCGCTGACCCAGGAGACCCGGGCCTCCGGCACCGTGACCCTGACCGGCGGCGCGAGCGGCAGCGTCAACACCGTGACCGTGGGCACGTTCAACATCATCCCGGACGGCGCGGTGCCGTTCAACACGTCCCTGACCCAGACCGCCGCCGACCTGGCCGCAGCGATCAACCGCAACGGCATCTACACCGCAACGTCTTCCGGCGCCGTGGTGACGATCAAGCCCCGGCCCGGCGTCGGCGCTGCGCACAACACCTACGTGGTGTCGGCCACCCTGACCACCATCACGGCGTCCTACGCTGATATGTCGGGTGGCGTGGCGGCCGTGAACGCCCTGTACTTCGGCGAGCCGGCCGCTGGCGTCATCGCCAAGCCCACCGGCCAGATCTGGAGCTTCAACGGCATCGCCGCCGGCACCGCCGGCTGGTTCCGCATGATCGGCAGCGAGTCGGACGCGGGCGGGCTCATCACCACGGCCCCGTATCCGATCCGCCTCGACGGCTCCATCGCAGTGTCTGGCGGTGACGCTTCGCTGTCGAACATCACCATTGCGGTGGGCGCACCGAACACGGTCGACGTCTTTAGCTGGACCCAACCTGCATCGTAAAGGGCGCGGAAGTGAATGGCCGAGCACAAGCTCATCACCGGCGGGTTTCAGTACCTACCGTATGCCCGCAGCCGGATCAAGGCCATGCGGGCTGCGGGGCTGAACTACGGCAGTGAGGCGTTCACGTTCCCGGACGCAACCGGGTTCGTTCGCATCTCCGGTGAGCATGCTTTCATCCGCATCGAAGGCGGCGGCCAGCAGATCAGCATGGACAGCGGGGTCATCGACCTCGCTTCCTCGTTCGCCGGCCGGCGCGCGGACACCGCCAGCACCGCGGCTTACCTCGAAGGATATGTCCTGGGCGCCGAGGGTGGACAGTGGGAGGCCTGGCGGTCCAAGCCGGGCGGCCCACTTGCCGGACAGGTCATCGGGACCGTCAGTTTCCCGCCGCTGGCCGGCCACATCCGCGACGATCTGACCCGCGCGCCGAGCTTCGAGCCGCTGCGCCAGGCCGTGGAGCCGGCGACGGACCCGCCGACCTGGGTGTACGCCACCACCGACGACGCGCTCACGGCCAAGCGGAACATGGCCGCGTCCACCGGCTGTCCGCCCTCGATCTTCACCGGCCGCACCCGGCTCTACGTGCAGGCGATGTACGGCCGGCCGCTGCACAGGTACGGCAGCGAGTCGTCCACGACCCCCGCCGAGGAATCCATCGCCGGGCCGAGCCTGCAGTCTGGCAGCGGGACGCCCTCTCTCTCGATCCCATCCTACCGGGCGACGGAGGACGGCCCCGCCTACCCGCCGGTCACGATCAGCACCAGCAGCGGCGTGCGGTTCGACCCAGCCACCGGCCAGCACTGGCTGATGAACGTCAACGGTGGCCACCTCGACATCTACCCGCTGCGCTCCAGCCCGGCAGGCGAGGCCCTGCGAAAGTACGCCCTGGCGCTCGAACTCTCCGAGGCCGACCGGGAGAAGATCGAGGCCTACGTGCTGGCCTACAGCCTGCCCGACGTGGCCAACAAGATCGCCGTCGCGCTCGGCGTCGAGGTCAGTGCCTACGCCATGGGCTACGGCTGGCACTGGAACTGGTCCGGCACCGCGGCCGACATCGTGTTCCTCTCCAGCTACTACCAGGGCGGCGGCAACTACGCCATGGAGTCGACCCACCGACGCATCACGGTGGCCTGGGGCGACACCCCGACGGCCAGCGTATCCACGGTGGAAGGCCCGTCGCGCTGGGCCGTGCCGCGGCTGTGGTGGTGCATCACCGAGCCCGGATGGGGCACAGGTGACGCCATCAAGACCACGCCGCGCAACAGCGAGACGTTCGCCTGTGACGCGCCGTTCTACTGCTTCTACAAGCGCGACGAACTGCAGGTGGCCCGGGTGACAGTCAGCGACGTGGCTGCGCAGGCGCAGACGCGCGAGGTCACGGACTACTTTGCCAGCAGTTCGGCCTATGGCGGCCCGGTCGAGGGCGGCACGCCTGGACTGCGGGACGGCTTCTGTGAGGACCGCCAGCCGACGATTGCGCACGTCACCGGGACGTTCTCGTGCGGTGGCTTCAGCACGCCGGCCCTCACGCTCGGCAACGTCGTCACCGGCGCGCGCTGGGAGGTCAGCGACAAGTCGGTCGTCGTCCAGCCGGCGGCAGTCGGTCCGAGCCCCGTCTGGTCGGGGCAGTACACGATCTACTACGACTACGGTCCGCCGTTCGCGACGTACACGGAGCTTCGGATCGCGTCGCCGAACGCGATCGCCGTAGCCAACGACGTGCCGCCCGTGGTCCGTTTCACCTGGACCACCTACGACTTCGTGCGCACGGAGAACAGCCTGGTCGAAGTCGTCGTGCCCTTCTACGACTCGGAGGCGATCTTCATCCGCGGCCGCAACGTCTTCACCACGGTGAAGAACAACGAGCGCGTTCGGGTCTATGACAACGACGCATTCGGCACCGCGATGTCGTGGTACCAGTATTCGCTGGTCCCTGGGATCGGTCTCGTGCTCGGCGCCCGCAACGGCCCATACATCGCGTGGATCACATCGAACGCCTCTGGTAGTCTGGTATCGGACACCTACCCGCCCACCAGCACCGACGTCGCCGAGTCCGGCGTGTCGTCGCTCGTATCGAAGGCCGGTGTCTCTGACGCCTCCCTCGGGGCCATGGCCTCGTACCACCAGGACGACCAGGAGGTCGCCGGCTCGTTCGGCGTGCTGTCCAGCGCGGCCGTGCCGGGCACCGTCGTGCTGGCTGGCGACACGATCACGCCAGTCGGCATCTCCCAAGACTACCCATCCCCCGCCGTCATGGTCGGGTGGATTTAAAGGACGCCCATGTCGATCCATTCTGATGCCGACCCGCTATTCAGCCAGGTCGTCCTGCTGCTGAACAACAATGGCTCGACGATCACCGACGACTCACTCTACGGGCGCGCGTATTCCGTGCTCGGCGGGGCTGTCACGACCGCCACGCAGAAGAAGTTCGGCGGCAAGTCGCTGCAGCGGCCCTCGGGCAACCCGCTGCGGTACGCTGCGTCTACCGACTTCACCCCCGGCACGGGCGACTTCACGGTCGAGTGCTTCCGTTACCTGACCTCGGCCACGCCAACGACCTACCAGATCGCGCGGGCATACGGTGCCAGCGCTGGGCGCTGGGCGCTGGGGGAGAGCGGCACGAATAAGCTGGCATGGTGGTTCAGCGGCAGCGCAATCGTCGTGGCACCGTCGAACTCCCCGACCGGCTCCTGGCAGCATTGCGCCTACTCGCGCTCCGGCGGCACCGGTTATTTGTGTGTCGACGGCGCGGTGGTGGCCAGCGGCGCGGACACGAACAACTACAGCGACACCAGCGACCTGTCGTTCTTCGGGGACCAGTCTGGCGGCGCACTGTCCGATGCCGGGGTCTACCTCGACTTCATCCGCCTCACCATTGGCGCAGGCCGGTACACCGGCAGCTACACCGTGCCGGAGGCCGCATCCGACCGCATGCGCCTGCTGGCGACCGCACCGATGGCAACTGTCGCGCTGATCGGCAATGGCAATTTCAGCCTGTCCGCGCCGATGCAGGCGATGGCGCTCTACACGGGCGCGCAGTCCGTGATGACGGCGCCGATGCAGGCGCTGGCTGCCACGCTGGGCTCGCGGATCACGATTGCGGCGCCTATGCAGACCGTGCGGGTTGTCGCGCACGATGCGTCGAACGACAACGCGCTGCGCGTGACGGCGCCCATGCAGTCGGTCACGATGCGCGGCGGCATGGCTACCCGGCTGACCGGGCCGTCCCCATCCGTCGACGCCGATCTGACCGGCACCGCCTTGCTGTCGGCATCGTTGAGGGCGCCGCTGCCCACCGTGTCGATGACGGCGACCGTGAGCGCCATGCTGCGCGCCGCCCTGTCCGGCCCAGGCCCCAGCGTCCAGGCGTTCACCGGCGCGAGGATCGCCCTGGTCGGCCCCATGGGCGCCGCGCTGGCGGCGGGCAAAGGCGGGGCAGTGGGATCCGTCACGGCAACCTGCCCGGTGTTCGACCTGACCGTCGAGATGACGCGCCAGGCCAATGCACAGTTCGAGCTCACCGCGCCAAGCCCGACGATGGGAGAGCGCCGCCTGCGCGCCGCCATGGCCGCGCCGAGCGCGCAACTGGCGTTCACCGGGTATGCCGTGGTGGCCGTCACCTACGAGGCCTACGCGCTGAACCTCAAGCACGCGGGCGAGAGCGTGAACGACGAGCTCACCCGCTACACCAACTTCCCATTCACCGCCATCGTGCGGTTCCGCGGCGCCTACTACGGCGTCGGCGCCGCCGGCCTGTACCGGCTGACCGGCACCACGGACTTCGCGGACCCCACCCCGACCGCCATCCCTTGGGCCTGGAAGACCGGCGTGGGCGACTTCGGCAGCACGTCCAAGAAAACCATCTCGGCTGTGTATTTCGGCGGCCGCATGCCGGCGGCGGCCACCGTCACCCTGTACGCGGGCGAGGACGGCGGCACGGCCTACTCGCACACCAACCCCAGGGGCGACGACGCGCAGAACTACCGCCAGAAGTTCGGCAAGGGCATCAAGGACCGCTACTACGCCGTCGGCGCGTCCGGCACCGGGGCACTCACCCTGGACAACCTCGAATTCGACATCGCACAACTGACCCGGAGGATCTGACCCCATGGCTTCCAGCGTTCCTACCCTCATCTCCAACGCGCAGACCTACGCGGCATCGGCAATCGCCGGGGCCGACGCGGCGCTGTCGACCGGCGTGGCCCAGATCCAGAACATCGGATGGACCAATCTCTCCTTCGACGGCGCGGAGCTCCCGACTGCGCCGACGCTCCCAGAGCCACTGGAGGCCCCGGTCTTGCAGGAGATCACCCTGGAAGAGGCCGCCGAGCCCGATTCCAGCCTGATCTACCAGGACATCAGCGCCATCGAGGCCGGATCGGCGCCCACGTTCACGGCGACGGCGCCCTCGATCAACCTGCCGTCCTCTCCGAGCCAGTTGGCTGGCTTCCAAGGCTCCATGCCGGCGGTAAACACGAACCTGGATTTCCCCGAGCCGCCGGACGAACTGCTGAACCCGCTCATCTCGGCGCCCGCTCTGGTCGAGCGCGAAGAACCCGAGAAGCCGCAGACTAACCTGCCGGCCTTCACCGCCTTGGCTCCCACCGGCATGCCGGAGGCGCCGACCGACCTGCGCGGCACGCTGGAATCCACCTACGCCAGCGCCACCCCGCAGGCCATGGCCATGATCGACGGCCAGGTGGACGCCTGGATCGAGAAGTACAACCCGCAGTTCTTCGCCCAGATGGACGCGCTGGAGGACAAGCTGGCCACCTACGTGCAGGGCGGCACCGGCCTGGCGCCAGCGGTGGAAACCGCCATCTACGAGCGGTCGCGCGCCAAGCAGGACGCCGAGGGCCGGCGCGTGCGGGACGCGGCATGGGCGGATGCCGCCAACCGGGGGTTCACCATGCCCAACGGCGCCCTGATGGCGGCAGCCCGGCGCACCCGGCAGGCAGCGGCCGACAACAACGCCGCCGCGGCGCGCGAGATCGTGGTCATGCAGGCCGAACTGGAGCAGAAGAACGTGCAGTTCGCCCTGACGCTCTCGGCCAACGTGCGCAGCACCATGCTGCAGTCGTCCCTGAACTACCACGGCAACCTCGTCACGATCAACGGCCAGGCCCTGGAGTACGCCAAGAGCGTGGCCGGCATCCTGGTGGAGGCCTACAACGTGGCCGCCCGGGCGTTCGGTCTGCGCCTGGACGCCTACCGGGCCGAGGCGGCGGTCTACGAAACCCAGCTCAAGAGCGCCCTGGCCGGCATCGAGTTGTACCGGCTGGAAATCGAAGCCCTGAAGGCTGTCACCGACGTGGACCGGGCCAAGGTGGCGATCTACGAGGCCCGCATCAGCGCCCTGACCGGGCTGTCCAACGTCTACCGCGCGCAGATCGAGGCGGTGCAGGGCCGCGCCAGCCTGGAAAAGCTGAAGCTGGAGGTCTTCCAGACCGAGGTACAGGCCTACACCGCCGAAGTGCAGGCCAAGAACGGGGAATGGGCGGCATTCAAGGCTGCGATGGACGGCGAGCAGTCCAAGGTCGGGCTCTACGAAGCCCAGGCCCGGGTATTCGGCCAGCAGGTACTGGCCTACAAGGCGACCATCGACGCCAAAGCCGAGGCGGTGCGCGCCCAGGCGGTGACGAATCAGGCCCGGTCGGAGAACTACAAGGCGCGCTGGTCGGCCTACCAGTCGCTGGTGCAGGCCCGCGGCGAGGTGGCGCGCACGAAGCTGGAGAACCAGCGCCAGCAGGTGTACGCCTATCAGGTTAGCGCGCAAGCCCAGATCGCCACGGCGCAGATCGCCAACGACTACTACAAGTCGGTGTCCCTGGTGGGCATCGAGAACGCCAAGCTATCCATCGAGGCCATCATCAAGTCGGCGCAGAACCAGCGCGAGCAGGGTCAGACCATCGCCAGCCTGTATGTGGCCAACCAGAAAGTACACGGCGAGCTTGCTGCGTCGGCGATGGCGGGCATGAACACCCTGGCGGCGGAGACGCTGGCACTCTGACACCCCCCGTAAGGATTGGCCTGGAAGGTGCCCGGCGGAAGAATCCCCCGAGCACTGAATAGGGGCCACCCATGGACTTTCGCGGCGCGTTCAACGCTGTCACCAAGCCTTTCCGCAAGCCCGAGGGCTACGTCTCTGCCAAGGAAGAACAGGCCGCCCGGCCACCCGCCCCGACACCGCCGCCGGCCCAGCCGCAGAT